AACAATAATTGATGCGGGTGGATTGGTGAGTACTGCTAGTTTCCCTTTTGATAGTGTTGCTGGATCTTCAACTCAAGTCACTAATAGTACATCATATGTTGATGTTTCTGGACTAACTCTTGAGATTACTTTGGAAAGAGAAGCTAGAATATTAATAATAGCTACTGTTCGTGGCCTTATTGGTGGAGCTCCTGACGACAATACTTCAAGATTTTTTGCGGCAACAATAAATAGGAATGGGGCAATTAGACCACCAATTGTATTGAGTGGAATAAAATATGGTGATGTTGGTGGTTATACAACTATTTATCAAACGCAAACCACTCATTATGTAGAAAGTTTAGCTGCAGGTACTCATACTATTAAATTGCAGTTTAGAACTTCTAACGGTAGTTATAATGCTACTATAAAGAGAGATGATACAAGATTAAGTTATATAGTTTTAGGTAAATAATATAAAATAAAATTATGGCACAAAAAGATCCATCAGGAAAATCAGCACCATCAGGAGGATTCCAAAAAGGTGGTTGGTATTCAGGATATCAATACTGGAATGGTAGCTTTGCTTCTAAAGCTGGACAAATTCACTCTCAGAGTGATCAGCCCGGGGCTGGCAAAGATGCTCCAACTTTCTCTAAACAAGATGCTAGTTTTATTCAAAGTGAAAGGATAAGAGCAAGTCAAATTAAAGCTCCTGTCCAAGTTTCTTTGCCAAGCACTACTGCTCAAAGTGAGTTTGTTACAGGTTTGACCGCTGAAGCTGATCAAGCCAAACAAGCTTTGCAGGAATCTATTACTCGACAAAAGAGTGAAATTGATACTCAGTTGAAGGGATTAAGAGAAAAAGAGCAAGAGACTCTTGGTAAGGTGGGCAATTTAGTTTCTCCTTTTAGAGAAGAACTCGAAGAGACTGAGCGAAAAAGACTTTTCATAGATAAAAATTTTGAAGCAAATCAAGAATTGGTTACTGAGCTTGATTCTCTTTTAACAGAGGGAAATGAGTTGATAAGACAAGCACAAGAAGTAACTGGTCTAGCTGCAGTTAGGAATCCAAGAATACAAAAAGCCATGGATGATGTGGCTGCAAGAGCTGGCGTAATTGAAGCAGTCATAAATGCAAGAAATGGACAAATTTCGGTAGCTGAAAATATGATTGATCGGACTGTGTTTGCTATTGCTAGTGATAGGGCAGATCAAATTTCTTACTATGAAACTATTCTGAATTTGAATAGGCAAGATATTCTTAATCTTGATAGTAAGTCTCAAAAGTTGGCTGAAGAACAGTTGAATATTAAAAAGACTGATTTGGTTCGCGCACAAGCATCTGTTGATTATGTAAAACAATTATTAATTGATCCGGCAACTGCTGCTTTAATGGGTGAAGCTGGAGTAAAATTAAATGATTCAGTTCAGGAAATTAATTCAAAATTAACTCAAGCAACATACGCAAGAGAAGTTAGGGATATGTCTAACGCTGTAGTAGCAGAGGGATGGCAGGGGGTAGTTAGTCCAACTGGTGTACCTACTGATGAGTTAAGAATATTAACTGATTCAAAGGGGAAGAAACATTACTACAGAGTTAAAGATAAGGCTGTGGGTGGAGATGGTAGAGTGGGGACAGCTGGTGAGAGGAAAGTTGATAGAGCTAAGACTACAATATCTGATCAGGCAATTAAGTTTCCTGATGCAGTAGTGTCTTACGCTAATCAACTGACATTATCTGAAATTTATTCTGCATATAGTCAGAGTGCCATGGGTGAAAAATGGGGTCGTCCGAGTGAAAGTTCTAACGAAATAGCTTTACTTTATAAATGGGCAAGAGGAGAAATAACTGAAGCAGAATATCGAGTAGCAATAGGAGAATAAGATATGGCATTAATAGACAATTATTTAAAAAAAAAAGATAAAATCGACATAAAGTTAGATCGTCCTAAAACGTTATTGATTGATAAGTACGTTACTAGAAAAGAAGTCCCCTTTGAAGTTGAGCCAGAGAAGGAATCTATATCACTTATCGACAGAATAAAAGGTGTTGGCGTTAAGGCAGGAAAACTTTTTGCTAGTTCTGGTATCGAAGTGGCTAATGTACTTACGAGTACTCTTGATTTTGCTGCTGATTTTATGGCAAGAAAGCAAGAAAAAAAGATGAGAAGACCGTCAATCGTGATTAATCCACTAATTAGTATTCCGATTGGTAAAGAAACGGAGAGAAGTAAAAAATTAGCTGATGATTGGAAAGATTTTTATAGCAATACTATTGGTGGAGCTACTGAAAAAATGAAGTCGTTCACTGAGGATTTAAGAAAGATTGATTTTATACAACCTTCTGAAAAATGGCAGAATTTGTCAACAAAGGAAAAGTTTTCTCCAAAAAATTTACCTGAAACTGTTTTTAATCTTGGACCTGGTTTAATTTCGTCTTTTGGGCTTTATGCGATAAATGTTCCATTGGGAGTGGTTACTACAGTAGGTTCAGTTGGTGATGATATAAAAACAATTGCTATAGAAAGTGGAATTGAAGAAGAAAAAGCAGAAAATTTGGGACTTGCTACTGGTTTTGCTGTTGTGGCTTTGGATAAGATTGTCCCTTCGAAACTTTTTTCACCAGGACAGAAAAAAGCATTTATTGGTGGTTTTCTCAAAAGAGTTGTAAAAGCTGGACTTCTTGAAACAATTACAGAGATTTCTCAGGAAAATATACAGTTATTTGTCGAATCAACACTAAGAGATGATTTGAAAATGGATGAGGTTGTTTTTAGAAATGCAATGGCCGGTCTTGGTGGTTTATTGGGTGGTGTTGGGGCTGAAACTACAGTTAGTTTTGTTAATGGGGTCAGAAGTGGTGAAATTGGGGGGATTGATGATGATACCGAGGTTAAAATTGACAAAAAGTTTGACAAAAAGCTTGACAAAAAAGAGATTCCAGTTGTTGATAAGAAAGAAGCTTCCAAGTTTGTATCGGCAAAAGATTTTGCAGATGCTCAATTTGGGGCAAGAGAAGATCAACAAATAGGAAATATTGATGCTGATAGAGTTATTCCACGTGATCCAGTTGATAAAAATGGTAAAGAATATTTAGCTCTTAAAGCTGATGTTGAAAAAAATGGGTTTCAAGAGCCGGTGAGAGTTACTGTTGAGGGTAAAGAAATAATTACTACGGAAGGTTCTCATCGCGTAACAGTGGCGCAAGAATTGGATATAGATATACCTGTGATAGTGAATAAGGGAGAAATAGAGGGTTTAAAGACGATTAGCGATCAATTTACTGAGGCTACGAAGGTTGAGGTTAAAAAGGCTCCCGTTGAGAAAGAGGTTGTGGTAAAAAAACCACCAGTTGGGATACTTTATCATGGAACCAGTAGCAATAATCGTTCTTCAATAACAAAACAGGGATTTAAAGCAGTTGATCCAGACTTAGGTGTTTCTTTAACTGATGATATAAGTGTTGCGAAAGAAATTGCAAAGGGAGCAGCAGGGGCGGATGGAAGTAAACCAGTAGTTATGAGAGTTGATGTTACAAAAGCTAAACCAGTTAAAAGGTTTACTGAAGCAGACCCAGACTCTTTTTTTGCACAAGAAAGAGAATTTACAGTTTTTGGGAAAGATATAAAGAATTTGAAAGTTGAGAAAACTATAGTGAAATCAGAGAAAAAAGTTATAAAAAAGGGTGAAAAGAAGACTGTTGTAACTAAGCCAGAGGTTGTTAAAGTCCCCAAAAGACAACTTCCAGTTGGGCAAGGAAAAGAAAAAGTTTCGAGACTACAAGCGAGATTAAAAGGTGCTTTGGATAAAACATCACAGGAAGATATTGAAGAACTTGGTTTAACAACTTTTAGACAAATGAATCAAAATGATCAAATTGCAAGAGCTACTGAATATGTTACTAACAATACAGAAGAAGCATTGAAAGTGGTAAGGGGTGAAATTGATCCACCAGCTGGTATTTTACAAAACTCAATTTTTGCAGCTCTTGTGGCATTGGGTGAAGTTGATACTGATGTTGCCACTCAGGTTGCTACTTTAACTGCAACTAGGTTCGGTCAAGAAATAAATATATTAAAGAAAATTTTGGCTGATAATCCAGTTGTTATGATGCAAGATATTGTTAAAATTAGAATTGAAGCTTATGAGAAAAATACAGGCAATAAAGTTAGTGAAAAAGTTAAACAAGAGACTATTAAAATTACTAAAAAGACTCAGCCTACTACAAAAGCACAGTGGGATTCCTTTATTCAGTCAATTAAATGTTAAAATAATATTATGGCATTCTGCTTAACTATCGACCAAGAAAATAAATTAAAAGAGGCTTTCGTATCTGGTAAACTTGATCCATTTAAGCTTTCAGAAATGTCGAGTGAGCAAAGAAGAGTTGCTTTGGAGAAATTTATTGATGCAGAAAATGCCGCCAATGTTAATTCCTTATTTGAATCTAAACTTCTATTAAAAAATCAAGTACAAGGTTTTAAAACTTGGGCAAAGAGTCTTGTTGGGTTAAAACCAAAAATAAAAAGAGATTTGTTGACTAAAATTGAAAGATTAAATGAAATTGGTGTGCTTGATCCTGCTGATTTAAAATCATTTAAAGAAGATTTGGCAAGGACGAGACTTGGTTTTGGCGTTACGTTTGAAGAGGCAAAAGTAATTAATGAATTGTCTGCCAAAAGAGTTGAATCAAAAGAGGCTTGGGAAGCAAAGTTAAAAGAGAATCCAGAGTGGGAAACTGATCCCTATGCTTCAACAAAAGAGTGGAAAAACGATCAAGCAAGAATTGATTATGGTTTAAAACAGGTAGCTCTTGAAAATTATGTCAATGATTTGAGGGTTCAGGCTAAGAGTAAGGGAGTGAGTCTTAAGGAAGATCCAGTAAGATCTATTGCAAATGCAATAAAAGAATCACCTACGTTTTTCAGTAATTTATTTAAGTCAACAATGGCTTCGTTTGATGATAGTTTCTTTGGTAGACAGGGGATTAAAAATCTCTATGGTACGCCATCTCAAAAGAGAATATGGGTGAAAAATTTTGTAAAGTCTTTTTCTGATATTGCAATGGAATTGCGAAGAGCAAAAGTTAAGGGTGTTAGACCAATGGATATGATAAAGGCGGAGATTTATTCAAGGCCGAATGCGGTTAATGGGAAATATAAGGCTGGTGATTATAGATTAGATGTTTTACATGAAGAGGCAATTCCCACATCTTTACCTGAAAAAATACCAGGATTAGGAAGGCTTTTTACTGCTTCTGAAACAGCATTTGGTGGCGGTGCGTTAAGGATGAGAGCAGATTTGGCAGATATGCTTATTTCTCAGATGGATACTCAAGGTATTAATACTCTTGATCCAAAAAATGCAAAACCAGCGGGTAATTTTGTTGGTTCTTTAACTGGAAGAGGAACTATTAAAGCAACTGGGAAACAAATTGAGGCATTGAATCTTTTATTGTGGTCTGCAAGGTTTTTTAAATCAAATGTTGAAACTGTATTTGCTCCAGCTAAGTTTGCTGCAACAAAACTTGGATTAAAAACAGTAGAGAGTGAAGGGGCTGCTTTCATAGAGAAAAAAGCAGCTCAAAATATGGTTAGTATTGCCGGTCACGTTGCGGGCTTAATGATGATGGCTGGCTTTTTAGATCCTGAATCAGTTGAAGAAGATCCTAGAGGTACAAATTTTGGTAGAATTAAAATATTTGGACATTGGACAGATATAACAGGTGGAATGAGGACTATTGCAATAATGGCAGCAAGGCTTGTGCCGATAACGCGCGATGGCGAGCGAGGTGTTTGGAAAAAATCTAGTACTGGTAAATGGACAAATTTAACTGCGGGTGAATTTGGCAAAGATGATGCGGTAGACGTATTTATGAATACTCTTTTATTAAACAGACTTGCTCCGGTAGCTTCAATTATTAGAGATTATTATAGAGGTGAAATGTTCGGTGGCGAGCCATTTGATATTAAAAAGTCAATTATTAATTCATTGACTCCTCTTTCGATTCAAAATGTGAATGATGTTAAGGACGAGAAATTCGAATCTGTTTTGGCAGTTGGTATTTCTGAACTTTTTGGATTAGGAGTTTCTACTTACAAATATCAAAGTAGTTGGCAAAAAAGTACAAGCAAGGAAATGAAGAGTTTCAAAAAACAAGTTGGTGAAGATGTTTTCAAAGATGCAAATGATTCTTATAATTTGGCTTATAATGCCTGGTTAGACAGTGTAAAAGAAGATTCAAAATATAAGGAATTATCTGAAGATGGTAAAAAGAAATTGGAAACTGATGCTCGATCTGCAATTAAAGATAAAATATTAAAAGAATATGGTTATGTTGAAGAGGTAAAAAAACCAGAAACATTTGAAGAACTTAAGGAAAAAGAGAAAATTAAAAGTTTGAAACCAAAGTAGATTATTTTTATTATGTTACAATAAATTATGTCACGTTCATTAGGAGATAATAAATACAAAGAAGAATATATCGAAGAGGTTGATAAATACCTCAAGAAAAATAAAGATAGGAATGTAAGATTTCTTAAACAAGAAAATGAGGAAAAGGGTTATTTGATGTATGATAATAGGTTGAAAGTTAAATTGCCTACTATTGTTGGTTTTGCAATATATTTGGGTGTTTCTGAAAAAACTTTATATAATTGGGCTAATGCTAATTCAGAATTTAAAGCTGCTCTTAGTAAAATTAAGAATGAACAAAAACAAAGATTGATTAACAGTGGATTGTCTGGAACTTATAATTCAACAATTGCTAAGCTTATTCTTTCTTCTAATCATGGAATGAAAGAGAGGGTTGATAATACTACTGATGATAAGCCAATAAATAATTTTAATGATGAACAAATCAACAAAATTGCAGACCGTATCGCAGGAAGAGAAGGCGATGATGGTAGTATCTCAAGCTCAAAAAAGCCTGATTGATTTTTCTATTGCCACTGATTCAAATTATCAAGATACTTGGTTTCATGAAACAATGGCGATTATTTTTCAATCTGTGCTTCAAAAGATTGAAAATGGTGAAGATGCTAGAGTAATTCTCACAGTTCCCCCTAGACATGGAAAATCTGAACTTGCCACTATGAAATTTCCAGCATGGATGCTTGGTAAACACCCAGAATGGCCTATTATGGTTGCTTCTTATTCTGGTGATTTAGCTGTTGATTTTGGACAAGGCACTAGAGAAATTATGCAGTCTCCATCTTACCAAGAAGTATTTAAAACAAGGCTTAGACCAGATTCTCAAGCAAAAGGAAAATGGATGACAAAAGAAGGTGGTGGCTATATGGCAGCTGGTGCTGGTGGTGCAATTACTGGCAAGGGTTTTAAAATTGGAATTGTTGATGATATTTTTAAAAATAGAGAAGAGGCTGAATCAGAAACGATTAGGGAATCTAGGTGGGATTGGTATAGATCAACTTTTTACACCAGACAAGAAGGAAATACCGCTATTGTTGTTATTGGAACTCGTTGGCATACTGATGATATTATTGGTCGTTTAATTGAAAAACAAAAGGAAGATGAGACTAATAATGAAGAAGAATATGATAAATGGACATTAATTGAATTTCCAGCAATTGCCATAAAAGATGAGGATTTTAGAGAAAAAGGTGAGGCTCTATGGCCTGCAAAATTTTCAATTGAAAAGTTAAGAAAAAATAGAACTACTCTTGGTCCATACGAATTTGCAGCATTGTATCAATGTAATCCAATTACTTCAGAAAATCAAGAATTTAAAGAAGAATGGTTTAAAAAGAGGTCTTGGGATGAGGTTGAGGCATTGGATACCAGAAAATTTGCCACAATAGATCCGGGTGGTAAAGGTATTGAAAATGATAGAACTGGAATAATCAGGAATTATGTGGACAGACAAAATAAATGGAACCTTAAAGCAATGGGAGTACATTTTGATTCTAAAGAATTATTGGAGTATATTTTTAAGTTGCACGATGAAGGTTTTGAAAAAATAGGAATTGAGGAAACAGTTTATTTAAAGGCAGTTGAGCCTTTTTATAAAGATGCTTGCATAAAGCGTAATAAATTCCCAAATATTGTGCCTATAAAACAGCCAACTACACAAAAAGAGGTTAGAATTAGAGGTCTTATACCAAGATATTCAAGTGGTGGTGTTTACCATATTGAAGAAGCGTGTAAAGATTTAGAAGATGAGTTACTAGTGTTTCCCAAAGGTGCGAATGATGATGTACCTGATGCTTTGGCTATGCAAAATGAAATTGTAGAAGCTCCGATGGATGAACATAGACAGGCACTTATGAGAGCTCGGCGAGATCAAAGAGCAAAAGAGGTTGCTAGAAGTCATGGACTTTAAGAATGTGTTATAGTAATTAAGCTATGAATAAAGAATTAATTAAAATACTTAAAGATAATCCTCACTTTGTAGAGTTTCAAGAAATTATTATTTCTCAAATAGATGAGTTAAATTTTATTGCTGATTTGAGAAGTAAAACTAATCAAGATGCTGGCG